CGTGACGTTCGTGTATGCTGTCTGAAACGTTGTCAGGAACCACGAACCGACCGTAGACAATGCGGTCTTGACATCCGTCCACCGGGCGGAAAACCACTGTCCGATCCCCGAAAATACTGTCGTTATCGCCGTGTATGCTTCCGTGAATCTATCGGAAAACCACTGTCCGACATTTTGGAAAATCAGAACAATATTTTCCCACAATCCCGAAAAATACGCCTTTATATTTTCGATCAGTGTGTTAATTGTATTTCTGAACCCCTCGCAATTATCGTATAATAATTTAAAGGCGCCCGCGAACGGATTCACGATCAGTAATAAAAGCCCCTGCCAATTTGACTTTACGAAATTAACGACCGAATTAAAGGCTGCCGGGATCGTAACCGTAAAAAAATCCGCTATCGCGCCGAACGCGTTCAGCGCGGTTTCTTTTACCTGCTCCCATACTGCAATCACTTTATTTCGGAAATCCTCATTTGTCGCGAATAATGTGACTAACGCGGCAACAAGCGTTGCGACCAATGTTATAATGATTCCGATCGGATTCGCCGCCATAACAGTATTCAGTATCTTTTGCGCTATCGTGACGCCCTCCGTCGTCGCCTTCCATACCTTTATCGCCGCAATAAGCCCTTGAATCATATTTACAACATTCCACGCCAACATTCCGGCGGCGATTCCTGCTATAATGGAAATGATCGTCGTTCCGTTCTTTGCGACAAACGAAACAAATTCTGTCACTTTTGAAATCACGTTCAATAATATGTTTCGGACGTCTGGAAGTTTTGACTGAACTTCCGAAATAACGTTGCTGATGACGGGCTGCAATTCTTCCCCGATCGGTTTCGCAAGTTCCGCGTTTATATTTCTCCCTAGTCCTTCTATCTGACTTCCGATATCGTCGTATTTCTGTTCATTGATTTTTGACAGGGCGTCCGTTGTGTTCGATATTTCGCCCTGTGTATTTATTAAAGATCGGATCGCGTCCTCTCCTAAATCTTCCCACTTTGTACCGTAAAGCGTAACGCCTAAAATATTTCTTTGAACCTGATCTTCGCACGAAAACAAGGCGTCGTTTACGATTGTAAATGCTTCCCGCGCCCCGTCGCCCCCTGCTGTAAATTTCGACTTTAGATCGTCAACGTCAAGCCCTAATTCTTTGAATGTGTCGTCGGCTGTCCCGTCCTTTACCCGGATCCCGAATTCCTTCACAGCGTCATTCAGGTAATCGATCTGAAATGTTCCGTCTTTCGCTCCGTTGGAGATCATATTGAACATTTCCTGCGCAGAAAATCCCATGTCGGCATAGTAAACGGCGTATTCTGCCATTTGATCCGCAAGATCTCCGTTCTGATTTAACCCCTTTTGCGCCCCCTGCGCCATAAGGTTATAGGCTTCTTGCGCTGATATTCCGAATTGCTTCATCATCGCAGTAACACCGCGAACGCCTTCGTTGACGTCTATATCGAATGTATCGCGCATTAACAGGGCGGTTTCCGTGGTGCTTTCCAATTCATCGTTTGCAAGCCCGGTCTGCTGCTTAACGGTTGCCATAGCGACAGCGATATCTTCGATATTTTCCCCGAAATTGTTCTTGTAAATATTCATCAGGCTATCTTCTAAGCCCTCTAGTTCATCATCAGCCGCGCCCGTCTGTGTAACTAAAGTGTTAAACGCTTTGTCGCAATCTGTTTCAAATTTCGTCGCATATGTAGCCGCCGCTACCAACGCGGATCCGGCTACTGCTCCCGCTTTTGTTATCGCGTCCGCCGCGCTGCTTATAGATTCCTTGAATTCATTTGACTTTTCTTTCGCTTCGTCTAACTCTTTCCCGGTCAGTTCTGAAGCGCCTTGCAGTCCTTCCATAGCTTTTTCAGCTTGTTTTGACGCTTCTTTCAGGCTGTCTAATTCCTCGGACGTTTTAATAATTTCCCGCTGCATGGCGCGATATTGCTGTTCCGAAACTTCCCCACGCTCGAACTGCTGCTGAACCTGTTCTTCCGCTTTTTTTAACGTGTCAAGTTTTTCCGACGTTGCAGAAATGCTTTCAGATAATATTTTTTGTTTTTGCGCAAGAAGTTCTGTATTTTTGGGATCCAGTTTTAAAAGTTTATCGACGTCCCTTAATTCTGCCTGCAAACTCCTTGTTTGCTTATTAACGTCTTTCAGTGCCTTGTCTAAAGCCGTTGTATTCCCGCCGATTTCGATTGTGATTCCCTTAATATTGTTTGCTGCCATATCGTCGCCCCGTTCTACTTCTTGCCTTTATTTCCAAACTTCTCCCGCAGCCTTGCGCGATCCGGTTTTTCCTGTTTGAAATAAAAGGCGTTTTCTAAATATTCCCGTCCTTCTTTTGTTTGGTTCATGCTATGGATAAAGGCGTCCCGGAAATAATACAGATATTCGTCCATTTCCATTTCGCCGATCTCTCGGATATTCAATCCGGTATATTCGACGACCATTCGTTCCCCCGCACTATCCGGCGTATAGAATAATTTGTCTTTTTCTTCTCCCGTGTGTCCCGGATAGAACGGGATCTCTAATTTGGGTTGTTCTGTAACCCGCCGACGAATTTTTCGTAATACTCCCCGATAAACGCCGTCATTTCCTCAATGTCGTATTCCTCGGCGATCTGCTCCGCTTTAACCCGAACGCCGTTCAAATTGTTGGAAAGACAATCCGCCATAACCGCCGCCATTGTGTCCATAACGTCGGCGACGTCGGCGTTTTCATCGTCCTGCAGTCTGTTCAGTGCCTGAACCTTTCCGAACGTGTTCTTTGTCGGCATTTTTACCTGCAGGGCGGTTCCGTCCTTCAGTGTTACGTTTAAATATGTCCTTTTGATTTTGTTGAAATTAAATGATAAATTTGCCATGATATGATCCTCTCTTTTCCTGAATAAAATAATCCGGCGGCGGACGTTTTAGTCCCGACCGCCGGATCCCTTTTTTCTCCTGCTGCCCTTAATCCTGAACCGCTGTCGCCGTAATGATGACGTTTCCCGTCACGCTTTCGATCGTGACTTTCTTTTCGGCAGCACTCCACGCCGTTTCCGTGATATCCTGACTATTCATTGTAATTGTGGGCGTCTGAATTGTGTGTGACGCTTCCGCTGTCAGAATCGCTTCCAGTTTTCCGCCCGCGCTTATACTTGTCCCCTCAAACGACGAAGTGACATTCGTCAAATTCTGTTCGACGGTATATGTCTGCGGCTCCGGTTCCTCTGCGTCCAAAATTTCCTCGACATAATTAACAAGCGTTCCTTCGCCGTCCAGATTCGGCATAGCTTTAAATTCCGCGTCAACGACAGTTGCGTCAGACGGCGCAAACGACAGCGTGAAGCCCGCCTGATTCTGACCGACAATCATAACCCATATGTCGCCGTCCTCCGGGTCTACATGGTGGAAACAAATAACGTATTTCGCGCCCTTCCTGTTGCCGACGCCGCCGATCTTTGTCTTGCGATATTTTCCGTTTGCCGATACAGAAACGCGGGCAGTGTCACACAACTTTTCGATTGTGTCCCCGATCAACGTCATAAGCCCCGCCTTCAGCGTGACTTCCTCCGATGTGATAACGGTTTTTGACACTCTCCCCATGTCGTCCTTCGCTTCGACTACCTCGTTCGTATATTCAAGCGTCGCGCCGTTTTTGATATACGAATACCGGTTTGCTTCTGTGCAGAATTCTTCCGGTTCCGGGATCTCCTGCCCTTTTTTGAATGTTGCAAGATGAATATAGCCGGATCCCAAAATGATTCTTTCAGGTGCTTTATCCATATCTTTTTTACTCCTTTCCGTTTCTAAAATTTTTGAACGACGTTGAAATCATACGCCGTTTGATACATATTTTCCGACTGGATCGGGGCGGTTGTTTTGTGAAAATCCACGTCAAACAGGACTTCGCGTTCGATCCGGCGTTCCAGAATGTGATCCGGTTTCCGGTCAGTATAAAGTTCAATCGAACCGTTTATCCGGCGGATCCGGTTTCCCGTGTCCGTCCCGCTCTGATCTTCCGAAGAAAAATAAATCAGAAACGGCGGATCCGGCGCCGGATTCTTTTTCGTGTCCCGAAATTCATATTCTGCAATCGGCAGCCCCAACGCGACCGCCCGTTCGATGATCCGTTCATACTTAACCATTGATTAGATCCCCCCGTTCGCGCTCTTTACGGCTTTTTCCACCGCTTCGACCGCCATTTCCTGCGCTGCCTGTTCAGCGGGCAAAATGTGTTCAAACGCCCGCGTCCTGCTGCCGCTCCGCGTGACGTGTCCCTTTTCCAGTAGGTGCGTTAATTGATGATGTTTTCTGTTGTGGACGGAATAGCTTTCGCCTTGTGCGACAGATTCCGTCTTTCGCGCTGTCACACTCCAATCCGGCGTATATTTTCCCGTCCTCTCCTTGTACGATCCGCCCTTTTTCAGCGTTTCCGCCGTCTTGTCGGCGACCTCTTTCAAATTCTTGTTTATCGCCTTTACGATATCCGCGTTGTATGTTTCCAACTGATCGCGGATTGCTTCGTCCAGTTCTTCCGCTTTTACATTAACGACCATAATTTCCCACGCGCTCCGCCGCATATAGTTCGATTTTTCCGTCTGCCCGGACGCCATACGTCCGATAAATTGTCAACCGCTTTTTCCCGAATTGAAGTTCCGGCTGTTCGTCGTATTCTTCCGCCCAAACGTCGAACCTGTTTTCCGCCTTGTACCCATTGACGCCCGCCGCCTGAAATTCATCCCGTCCGATCGGGTAAACCTGTGCAAAAACGGGCGTCTTTTCGTCGTCCGTCTGCTTTTCTCCCGGATGAATCAGGAATATTTGACATTCTGTCATCCATCCACGCCCCCTTCCGGTTCAGGATCCGGGGCGGCAGTGAAATATTTACTGTCGCCCTTGATTTTTGTTATGTTCATGTCGTAAATCCCGGATAATATGGGATATGCGTTCGTGTCAATGGAATAGTTTGCCTTGACATACGACAGGACGGCTTCGACGATCAGCGGATCCGACGGTTCTTTCAGCCAACTATCAGCGACGCCGATTCGTTTTAAATCCGCGATCGCTGTATCAGCAGCGCGGCGGACGTCCTGATCCAGATCGTCCGCGACTGCTTTCCTTACGCGAAGCCGCGCCGCTTCGTACAGTTTTTCAATCGTCATTTATTCCGCCCGCCTTTCTGCCCTGCTGTCTCTTACTGCGATTCTTCGCCGCTAGTCGTTGTCGCTTTCTTTACGCGGATAAATCCATTCCACGCCGCCACGGAACCGCCCGCGAACATGGACGCCCTGAACGCCGTCTGCCCGTTCTTGAACTTATAGTCGTCAGAACGACGGACGTCGATATCGGAAAAGACTGCCAGTTCGTAATTCTGTAAATAGCCGTATGCCATTTCATACGCGCCTTCCGCTGTCGCTGTATTGCTGATAGCAGCACACGCGGAATTGATAACGAACGGAACGCCGTCGATCGTCCCGGTCTGCCCGCGATTTACGATCGTGTAAACCTTGCGCCCCTGCTTGTCCCGCAGCTTTGCGAACGCTTTTAAATCCTGCTTGTTCAGGATCAGCGTCGCCACGCCCTCGACTTCCTCGTCTCCGCCGAAGGAATAGATAATTTCATCCAGTGTTCCATCGTCGATCGCCGTGATTGTATCAATATCCGTCGCCGGATCGATCACGCGCTCACTTTCCTTTGTCGGATTATAGAAAATACCTTTTAACTTTGACGTGGAACCGTCCCCGACAAGAATCTGCCGGGACAGATAGCGCCGGATTGCCTTGCTGACGGAACCTTCGATGACGGAATCATAATCCGCGTTCGGTAATTTCTGCATTTCCTCCGGTTCCTCCGTGTATGCTGTCACTTTCTGCTTTTCGATCGTTGCGTAACCGAAGGACGGTTCAACGTCGTTGTACGCTCCGCCCTCTGTCGTGCTTCCTCCGTCGTCCGCGCCGTAATCCTTCACGAAGCCGCGTTCGTATGTTTCGCCGCCATTTAACGGAACGACCTTGACCATATCGATCAGGGCGGAAACCGGGTTTGTCGTCTGATTCAGATCCGGGGCAGTATGAACCACGGGGGCGGTCTGCGAAACAGACAAGGACGCCCGGACGTTTGGCGTCGCAATACGCGCGGAAAATCTGACGCCCGCGCCCGCTTTAAGTGCGCCGCCGCGTTTGTCAAACGCTTTCACGTCTGCGCTGCCCTTTTCTCCTTTTTCGCCCGCTCCCGGCGCGGGATCTTCTGCTTCATCCGCGAAACCCTGAAGCTGTTCGCGCTTTTTCGCCTGATCCAGAATGTCCCGGATATCCTGCGCTTCGGTCAGTAACGCGTCCAATACGTCGCCCTCTGCCGTCTTTGCCGCTGCCCCGATCTCTTTCAGACGCGCGTTCAACTGATCTTTTGTGCATTTGATAAGTTCTTCGTGTTTCATGGTTTCTTAATCTCCTTTCACAAACTGTTGATAATGATCCGCGCGATTTCGTCGCGCTTTTTATTCTGATTCAGTACCGCCGACCGCGCGTCCTGATTATCAGACGTTTTGTTTCTCGCGGCTCCTGCCGCCCACTGGATAACAATATCTTTCGGCACGTTCCGCGCCCTCGCTACATATCCGCCGGACGCCGCCGCAATCTCGGCAACGCTTTCCGTCGTCTCGATGTTGAAATATTCGGCGGCGTCCCGACCGTTCAGCCATGTTTCCGCGTCCATAAGGGCGCGGATCTGATCCTCTGTCACGCCCTCTTTGACGTGTTCCATATAGACATTCAGGATCCCTGTCGTGATGACGTCCAGATCGTCCGCCATTTTCCGCAAGTCCGCCGCGTTTCCCTCTACCAATGCAAACGGATTGTGTATCATCAAAAACGCGTTTGACGGGATTTTCGGCGGCGTATTTCCGGCGAAGGCAATCACGGACGCAATCGATCCCGCCAGTCCGTCCACTGTCACAGAAACGGCGTTCGTCTCCGCAAAGCGCCGGATCATGTTGTAAATTGCAATCCCGGCGAATACGGAACCGCCGCCGGAATTGATATAAATATTCAGGCTTTTCCCCTGCTGTCCGGACAGGAAATTTTTAATTGCTTCCGGGTACTGATCTTCTTCCTGCCATGCTCCCCACCAGTCCGAAACAATATCGCCATAAAAATATAAATCTGCCGACGTCGCCGTTTCGTTCTTTACCTCGAAACAGTTAAATGCTTTCATTTTTGGCATTGTCCGCCCCTCCTTTTTTCTCTGTTTTCAGGAAATAGATCCCGTATTTCCGGATCTGATTTTCCGGTATTCCCTCCGGCTCCTGCTGCCCGCTGTCGCCCGAACCTGCTCCGTCATCCTTTCCTACCTGATAAAGCGATTGATCCCCGGTTTTGACGTAGTTTAGACTTATCATCCGCACGTCTCCGCCCTCGATCGGTTCGTAATACATCAGTTCCCGGAATTCGTTTATCGTAATGATCCCCCGGTCATAAAGCCCGCCGCCGATCGTCATCCGTGTTTGAAGTGTCGCATATTGCAGACGGTTCGCGGTAAAAATGATCCGGTTCCCGAATCCGCGTTCCCGCTCTGTCAAAAGTTTGTATGTAAATTCAAGCGATAACTGGATCGATATCGGTTCGATCACGTTCTCATAAAACGAATTCCATTCGGCTTCCGTAAATGTGGACGTCAGGATCTTTTCGTTTACTCCGTAATATCTATACACGTTATCCCTTAAATACTGCGACTGTATGACCGGGATATTCGGGGCGGTCTGCTTTACCTCATGGAATGACATGGAATTATCCAGTCCGGCGATTCCGCCGTCGTTGGACGCTGACATATAGGCTTCCTGAAACTCTTTGACTTTCTGTTTCAGTTCGTCGTCATCAATGAAATTGTTATACTGCAAATAGCCTTTCAGGTTTGCGGAATTCCTGACCGCTGACCGTAGGGCTTCCCCGGTTGTGTCAAGCAATTCAAGCGTGTTTTTCAACTGATCGTCCGGCGCGGTTCCCATAAACCGCTTCTTGTCAAAACGGCTTCGGATGTGGATCACGCTCTGATACGGCAGCGTGTAAAATTTCCCGTCATACTCCCAACGGAACCGGAATAAAAGAACGCCGTTTTCATCCTCCCATATCCGCACGTTTGAGACTGTGACCGGGACAATCGACTGAACCCGCATAAAGTCCGGCGTGTAGAATATAATCGCGTATGCGTTGGAATGATAAACCAGATCCGACGCTATCCGGTAAAGCGCGGAATATGCGTCTGTTTCCGGCGACCAACGAAGCGACAGGATCCGGGACAGATAATCGTTTCTGACCGCCAGTCCGTCGTCCGTCCGCCGGACGATCTGCGGCTGCAGCTTTCCAACGTTGGACGCGATCGCGTTCGCAATCGCTCCCACGATATCGGAATCCGCCAGATTCCCGTTCGCCTGATAATCGCCGCGCAGGGCGAAAAACGGCGAATATTTCGCACGACGCAGATTAAGTAAATCCTTTATCAATCCCACGCTTTCGCCCCCTTTCCTCGCTCAAACTTTTTCTATCTTGCCTTATCATACAAAATGAAACCCCGACAGAATGACGAAATTTTCGTCCTGCTGCCGGGGATCATTTTCCGCGGTTTTCCAGTAGCCGCCCGATCTCGTTATAGTATTTCATTTTTACTGTAAACGCGTCGAACACGGCGACAGATCCGTCTATGTGCGACCGTCTGTCGATTTTTACGGGCTTCATCCGGGAATCTTTCAGACTGATATCGACGGCGACGTTCAAGAAATGAGACTGCAAAAGTCCGTTATCTCCAAACACGATCCGCCCGTCTTTTAGTTTTCCCTCGAACTCGATCAGGATCGGCGTCAGGTTTGTTCCCTGATATACGTCGTCCATATGGAACCCGGCGTCTTTCATATCCTGAACCAGATACTGCGCTGAATATCTGTCGTAGCCGACCTTCAGCGGCTTTATTTTGTAAACCTTTACCAGATTGAAAAACCACTTAAAAACGTCGTGATAATCGACCACGTTTTCCCCGCTGATTGTCAGAAAACCTTGTTCCCGGAATATATTGTACGGTACGCCTTCTTCGTCGATTGCCTGTTTATACCGTTCCTGCGGCATAAAAAATTGAACAATGCAATAATTTATTCCGTCCCGCTCGATCACGACTGCCGCCGCCGTCAAGTCCGTTGTGCGCGACAGATCGATTCCGCCGACACAATAACAGCCCCGGAAATCATCAAGCGACAGCGACGCCGTAATCCCGTCTGCGTCCTTTGCTGCTGCCTTTTCCACGTCCTGAAAATCAAGCCATGCGACGGAAGAATTCTGTTTGATATTGCAGAATTTTGTTAAAAACTCCGCCTTTTTTGATAGGCTCGAATGTGCGATCGCGATCTGCTCCCGGTAATACTCCCATGAAACGGAAACGTCAAGATTCGGATTCGATTTTTCGATTTCCTCGCGCGTGTCCCACTTTTCCACGTTATCAATGATGAACAAGAACGGCAGGATCCGACGCTCTTTTTCTTTGCCGATCTTTCGCCCTTTCAAAAACGCCGTCGCCCGCCGGATCAGTTCGTCATATATTCCTTCGTTCTCATATCCCGCCGTCCCGGTTGACATGATAAGCGGCTGCGCCCTGCTGCCCGTCGCCGACGAAATGACTTCATACTGCTTTAGCCCGGAATCTCCGCGCCACGCTTCGATCTCGTCATTTAGGCAGAAATAGACATTGAATCCGTCGGACTTTTTGGAATTAAACGCAATCTTTTTCACGGACGTGTTGAAATCCTGAATATAGATATCCGTCCGGCGCTTTTTCGTGATTTTATTTAATTCGTCGTCTGACTGGACAATCTGATAAAAGGCGTCGAAACACAATTCCGCCTGATCCAGTTTCGGCGCAAGGCAATATAACTTCGCGCCATACTCTCCGTCTATGTATGCCATATACGCCATGATTGCCGCCGCAAGTAATGTTTTTCCGTTTTTTCTCGCAACAATCAGAAGGACTTCCCGGAACATACGGCAGTCCGGGCGATCCGGATCCATGATTCCGAATATCGCAGAAACGACGGCTTTTTGCCATAATTCCAGTTTTAGCAGATCCGCCCGCCCCTCGGAATGATGACAAAAATTTTCAATGAACCGGATTGCTTTTCCTGCTTTTTTCCTGTCGAAAATATATTCGCCGGACTTGATCCCGTCCGTCAGGATCCGGAAAATGTCATGTATAAACTGCCCCGCCGCCCTGACGCCCGCGATCTTTTCCCCGCGCTTTATGCGCCGGATCGCGTCGTAATACTGGAATATATAATTGTCTGTTATCGGCGGGCGGCTTTCTGCTCCTGCTGCCCCTTTGCGCTTCTCCACGCTTTAATCATCCCCCCGAAGCTGCATGATCCGCGAAATTTCTTTTTTCTGTTTCGGCGGCAGCATATCAATCAGCGTTTTCATATTCGACGCATATGAACGGGCGTATTTGTCGTATGTCTGCACTGCCGGATTTTCTTTTACGAATTTTTGTGACGCGTTTTTCGTTGTTGTCTGAAGTCCGTTCTTAATCATGTCCGCCTTTGCTGCTTTCATGGCGATTTTTTGGAACGCCACTTCCTCGATGATACGTTCTAACAGTTTCATTTTGTCCGAATCGTCGTCTTTGACGGAACGAAACATCCGCCGGATCGCGTTATACTCTTTTTTTATATTTGCGTCTGTCAATATTTCTGTATTTCCTGAAATTGTACTCTTTTTTTCTGCCATAAATTGAAGTTTCTCCTAACCCCCCTATATGTGCGCGTATTGCAGCGTTTTTTGGAAGTCCCTCCCTCGGTTCCAAACGCCGCCTTTTTAAAACGCATACCGGGGGGGCGGTCTGCGGCGCGTAAAGGTTGATTGTTCATAACGGGACAGGACGACCGCGTTTGTCGAAACAAAATCTTTTTCCTTTTCCCGTTTTATGTTCTTTGTTGTGGTGTTCGTCGCAGACGCCTTCCAGATTGTCGAAGGACAGGCTGATCGCCGGATCGTTTATGTTCTCCGGCGTTAAATATATTCTGTGATGAACAATCTTGATCGGCTTCATGTCCGCAAGCGAACGCGTCCCCTGCTCCACCTCCCGGCGGCAGCGTTCGCAATATCCGCCCGCGTATTTGATATACGCCGCCCGCGTCCGCTCCCATGCGGGCGAATGATAAAACCAGTCCGAAAAATCTTTCGCCATGCTATCCGGTTCCCTCCTTCTCCCTTTTTCGTCTTGCGTCTATCAATCCCATATAATCCGCCACCAGATAGCAGAATTGTTTTCGGAATTGATAGAATTGTCCGCGATAGCAATATGTTTCTCCCAAACGCTCCCACGGCTGACTGTATGCGATCGACTGATATATCTTTTCGACTATGACGCGTCGGACGTCCGGCGCAACTTCCCCGACGTCCATATTGTCCTTCGCTTTCCTGATCGCTTCCTCTGCCCGCTTTGAAAAGGGCGACGCCTTCCCGCGCTGTGAATCCATTCTGACCGCCGCGTTGACAATTTGTCTTTCGTTGTAGTCCAGATAAAAGCGTTTCAAAAACCGCCGCCCCCTTTGCCTGTTAAAATGTTTCTTCGTTGCTGTCTCTGAACGTCGATCGGATCCGAATCATCCCGTCGGAATCCGTGTCAATTTTGTGTGTGCGCTTGCCGATTTTAATTGTCACGGAATCGATCGCGCCCTCAAACGTGGAGTGAATCGCACACAATACGGTCTGAAGCTGTCCGTCCTGATTGCTGAATACATTCTGCGCCCATGCGCCTGCAGCTTCCATTCTTGCCCGGCGCTCCCTCTGCCGCCGCGCTTCGTCACACTCACATTCTTCCGTCGCTAATTCGTTGAGATCGGCAGCGGATGAACCTTCCGGGGCTTCTATCGTGCGCCCCTGATTGCAATACTTACAGAATCCTATTTGCCGCGTCATCACGCGGACAGCGGGCGCGTTCGGCATACCGACGACCTCCGGTTCCGCTTCCTGCCCCTCATCCTCCGCCACGCCCCGAACTTCCAGAATGTCCCGGATTGTCAGAATAAAGCAATCGACGCCGGACTTCTGCCCGATCCTGATTGTTACTTTTACCGTAACCGCCGCCGCGCCGCCCGCCGTGAATGTGACGTCCCGTTCCGCGTCCGTTGTCCCTTTGCGATTCTCTGCCAGATTGTGCAGGATTGTGCGCTTGTCGGAATCTGAAAAGCCCAACAGATTCACGATCCGCTTCGTCCAGAAATCCGTGATCGGCAGGGCGCGTTCCGTGATCGTCCGTTCCGCTATTCCTTTTACCTCTGCTTTGTTTGTCGTGATAGTCAACATGTTTCAATCTCCTTTCCTGAATACCTTTATATCCTCGGCGGCTCCTTTCAATCCCGAACCATTCGGGCGTATATGTAAAACCCGCCGTTGACATCGTTTATCCTGATTTCGGCGTCAATGAACTTGTAACCCGGATATGACTTCCTGATCCTGTCCTCTAAATACGCCCGGTCTTTCGCCATTCGTTCCGCCGTCCTTTTCCCGAACCGACAGACTGATTTCGTCACAATAGGCTTTTTCAAATTCTTTGACGCTCTCCACCGCTTCCGTCCTTTTGGGTCTTTGCTTATATAGTTCACGATTCCGGCGACGTGCGTTTCCGGATCCGGATCAATCCGGCGCGTATGATTCCGCTTGCCCTGTCCCCATATCTTTTCCAATTCGTCCCGGTCAACGTCCCCGGACATGATAACATGATGATGACAGCGCGTCCGTTTCCCTTCCTCCTCGTGATACTCTGTCACGCAGATATATTTCACGTTATCCATTCCCGCCCGTTTCCGGCGTCTGTTTATCCGGCGAATGAAATTCGTAAACCGCCGATCGGCTTCGTCCGGGTTGTCTGGTAAATGCTGATCGTCGTATGTGAACGTACACCATAGATCCCCGCGTCCGAAATTCGCGCTGACTAAGTTATTCAAATACCGCCGCGCCCTCTTACTGTTCAGGTTCTTTTGCGCCGGGCGGCTTTTGTTCCCTCTCTTTGTGCGTGGCGCGTCCTTCCTGCTCCCGAATACCGGGTATATATCTGCTTCTAACTGATCCCCGGCTTTCGTTGTCTTTGTCTGATACGCAATCCCCGCCCTTTTCTCCTTCAGATATCGTTCGATCTGATCCTGCTTCATATCCTCGATCGATTTCTGATAGGATTCTTCAAAATCGTAATCATCGAAATACTTTCTTTTCGTTCCCATAGCGTCCGCCCTTCAGATACGTTCTAATTTAGAATGGTTGATATCTTAATACCCATTACAAGGACGGGAAGCCGCCGTGTTCCCCCTGTCCTTTATCGAACATTCGTTCTTTTTGTTTTCCTATTATATATAGGAAGAAACCGTTTCTTTTTTCCAGAACTCCCCGATCTGATATTGCGCTTTGACATTTATTCCGCCCTCCGCTATAATAAAGTTGGTTTGATTCTTTGGATCCCGGCGTTACGGTTCCCCGCCCGACGCCGGGATCCTTGTTTATTTCTCCGCTACTGCCTGAAACTGTGCAATCTGAAAAACCTTGCTTTCCTCCTGCCCTGATTCTGCGGCGCGGCGCTCCGCGATTAAGTCCCGGCGCATTTCATCCCCGATAACTTCCACCATTTCCGCGATTGCGTCCGCTGATTCCGCTGTCAGTTTCCCTTTCCTGAACTTTTCGTCGATAACTCCCAACGCGTAGCCCGTCAATATGTCGGCTTCTCGCGGCGTTTCCGCCGTCTGAATCCGTTCCGTTGCCCGGTACACTTCCCGCAAGTCCCGCCGTTTATTTCTTTTCGTCAAAAACATTGTCTTTTCCCTCTCTTTCCCTGATGAAATTAAATCCCGCCGGAACAACTGTAAAATGTCCGGCGATCGGATTTATTGCTTTGTCGTCGATATAAAAATCCGCGTTAATTTTCCGCGTGTCGCCGCCGTACAGTTCAATTAGTTCCGGCAGATTTTCGTTCATAAATTCAAATTCCAGTCCGTGATCCCGGCAGTAATCCACCGCCGCCGCCAGATTATCCCCCGTCCGGCATGTGTGCAGAATCAACCGCGCCCCGCGCTCTTTTTCTGATATCAGGAAATGAAACAAATTATAGTTCGGCTCCCCGATATCAGGAAACCGCCCGAACGATAACGTCCCGTCAAAATCAACTGCATAAATTACATTCCCGTTCAAGTCCATTGTTTCCCCCTCCTGTCTCCGCCCTGTCAATCCGGCTTATTGTTTCCGACTGAATGATCCCTGTTCGGGCGATTGCTGCCAGACGAACCGATTTTCCGGCGATCTCGATCGCTGTCCGGTATATCTGCGTGAATTGTTCGTGCAGTCCCTCCGATGTACGCCCGGCGTCTGCTACCTTTCCCGGATATGTCATAATCTCGATCGCGTCGTTTAATTCAATCTGAATCCCGTCCGTTGCTTCGCATATCAAGCGGAACGCCTGATTCGCTTCCCCGATATCGATCGCGTTCAGATCCTCCAGTTCCATATCCATTAAGTGATATATTCCCGCCATTGTTGCGGCTGTTGGTTCATGCTTCATATCTCCCGCCTTTCCGATTATTGAATGTAAATATCGTAATAAAGGAAAATTGTCAGATCCTTAAATTCATACATCCGCGTCACTTCCGGCTCATACGGCGGCATTAAACCGCGATCCCTGAACTTTTTGTGCCTGATTTCCATGTGCGCGACCATACGGACGACTTCCGGATCCCGTGTCAGGAATTCCGTTTCCGCGTCCGCATACTGCAGGGATCCCATATAATCGCAAAACAATATTTTCGCGTTTGGATCATGTTCCGGATCGCGATTCCCGCGCTTTCCCTGAATGATCCGGATCCTATCCATTGTCGATATGACTTTTAGCTGTTCTGATAGTCTCATTCCGGTTCGTTCCTTTCCGTCCGGCTGCTATCGCGCTGAATTCCGATAGATAAAAATGTGCATAACATAACGGGGCGCTTCGGCGTCGGTTTCCCGTTCTACCTCCGGCGAAATATGCTTGATTGTCGCCCCTTTTCCCGCGAACTCCCGAAAAGCCTTGACCGCTGCGCCCTTGAAAAGCGTTATTTCCTCCGGATCCGCTCCCGCTCCGTTTTTTGACAATGTGTCGTCCATGATCCGGACGGTTTGTTGTGGCGAAATGACCGTTAATAACGATTCTACTTTTACGATCTGTTTTTCCATTTTTTCATTCTCCCTTCTGCTCCATATAATCAAAAAGCGTTATCTGCGCCGTTTCCCGCTCGTACCGACTGACGGCAGCAGAATAATATTCTGGATCCAGTTCAAAACCCACGAATCGCAGCCCCGCTTTGTGTGCTGCGATCAGGGATGAAGCGGATCCGACGTGTGTATCAATAATTTTCTGACCGCGTTCCGTGTAATTCTGGAATATCCAGTCATAAAGCGCGACGGGCTTTTGCGTCGGATGTATGCGAAATTCTTTATTTCTCATATTTCCCTGCCGCATACCCGCCCATGTGAAATGATAAATCCGAACGGCAGTTTGAAATGATGTGTACGCAAGTTCTCCGTCCGCGAAGTCATTCTGCCCGTTTTGCTTGTCCCACACAATCCAACAAGGCGACGAAACGCCGGAAGCCCCCCCCTCGGAACCCTTCGGCGATATTATCCATAAAATGATTCGCGCCGAATATAATCTGATTCCGGGATATCCTTTTCAGTTGCGCGAAATATTCAGGATCCGGGGCGGCGTTATCGCCGCCCGCGTATCTCTTGTAACTTTTTGACGCTGCCAGTTTTGACCGTGACGCGTTATCCTTTGCGAAAACCTTTATCCCATACGGCGGATCCACGACCGCCAGATCGAAATATTTGTCCGGGAAGTCCCGCATAGCGTCCATACAGTCCATATTGTAGAATCCGAAGTCTAACATACGTTTTCCTTTGCGCCGTCGCTGTCGGACGGCGCGATTTCTGATTGTCTGATGACGAATAGCGGGGCGACGCCGCCGTCGTCGGACGCTCCGGCGGAGTTGCTGTTGCCGCCGTAGCTGAAACTGCAAAAGTTCGTCGTGTTCGCGGCGGACGGATCGGCAGTCCAGTACCAACAAGGATCCCCGTCCTCGTCATATGCAACGCGGTTCCGGCGTTCTTTAAAGAACGGAAACTGTTTCCCCGTTCCGTTGTATTCCGAAAATACTGTGTCGCCGCGTCCCTCGAATTCTGTCATCAGGAACAGGCGATCTTCGCATTTTATTGTTTGTCCGTCGATTTTCTGGACGGTTGTATGTAACGCAATCACGGACTGCAGTTCATCCGGCAACAATGAATAGATCTGTTCCAAATATTCCCGCATATCTTCCGCGCCGGAAAATCCGTTTTTGTTGCTGCCGTTCCGGTTCATGCAGTGACGACCAACTATCCGGCGGAACCAGAACACGCAATCGCCCTTTTCGTAATGATCCACGCCCACGACAACAACCTGCGCCAGATCTCCGTTTTTAAGTGTGAAATTGATTTCCGTTCCCGGCGGCAGCGATACGCCCGCACGTCCTTTCTTGATAATGTCCTGAATATCGATCCATTCGACGCGCTGTTCGTTGTGCCTAACAATTCCGACAGAACCGGATCCGACCGACCGACACCGACCGGGCGTCGCGTCGGCGTTCTCCTTGTCTTTCTGTTCGTCCTGCTGCCCGCTGCTGTCTTTTCCGCGCGACAAATCAATTCCGATAAATACGGGCGTTCCCGCGTCCTCTTTTACTCCTGTCGCAATCTGCCGGGCGTATGTGTGCGGGACGTCGCATTTTGCAGCGTTCAGAAGAAATTCTGCTTTTGCTGCTTCTTTCATAACAGCGTACATTTCCGACGCCTTGACCGCGAATTCCGTTTCCGCTTTGAATAAATCTGTTAAACTTGCCATTTTGTGATCCTCTCTTTCTTTCCTGATTTTTTATCCTTCCTCAACGTCGCCGAAAATGCGAATATACGCGTCCGCGTCCAGTTTCCGGATCGTGTCCGCGACTTGCTTTTCTGTCACGACTTCAAGTTCTTTTCTTTTTGGGCAGTAATACAGATACGTTCCCCGAATGGTTTTTAAGTATTGAACATCTTCCCAAACATTCCGAACCATGTTTTCCCCGAAAAATAACGGGTTTAGCGGATCTTGATATTTCCGTCTGAACTCGAATATGATTCGGGCGGACGCCGTGTCGTACAGTTTCCCGTCGATGATTTTCCGAAGCCCGGTTCCCGGCTTTTGTTCCCGCGTTAATTCTTCCATAGTAACGCCCAACGCTCTAGCGACCTTTTCCACGTCCTGAAACGTCTGGTTGCGCTCCCCATTTTCCCACCGTGACAGCGAAACCGCCGTAACCCCGGCGCGGTCTGCTGTTTCTTCTTGCGTCATCCGCTTTTCTTTTCGGATCTGCTTCATGCGTTGCCCTATATCCATTCGTCCGCCCCTTTCCCAAATATCCGCGTCAGAATCCGACGGATCGCCGCCGTCGCCCGGAACATAATTCCGTTTCTTCTGCCCGGATTCTGTCTCATAATTTGCCGGAACGGTTCAGCGATTGCCGCGAACAATTCCGCGACCGCTCGTTTCAATTCGTCCAATTCTTCCCGGATTTCCTGTTTCTGTTTTTCCCGGCGGACGTCTTGCGCTTTATTTTCCTTTTGCTTTTGCGGGCGGCGCACCGCCCGAATCGCTGTCACTGTGACAACGTTATTTTCAAAATTGACTTCCTGAAGCGTGTACCCCGCCGCCCGCTCGATAATCTGATTCGCGGTTTCTTCCGACGTGTATTCGTCCAACATCACGACATCAGGATCGGGATCCTTTTTATCCGCCTTGAACTCGATATGTATTTCCGCCCCGCCTATGCTCCCGATTTTCTTTAATAAATCTGATACTTTCACGGTTTGATCCTCCTTCCCCTTCTCCTGCTGCCGTCATCGTCTTACATACCCGCACCCCGAAATATAACGACCATTGACGGAAACGGGGCGGCGTTTTCTGTGCCAGATCCCCCCCCCCCGCTGCCGAATTTTAATCGTCCGGGAACGAACCTGATTTCCGATCTATGCAATATGAAATCGTGAAAATAGCGTGTGTCTGTTCGTGCCGGAATCAGCATGACGACGATCGTTCCGTCTTTCGTCCCCTCTCTATACGCTTTTTCTACCCATGCCGCAATCGCCCGACCATATGGCGGATTGCAGAAAACACGTCGCCCGCTCCAATCCTGCAGCAAGCCGTCCTGCTCCTTTGTGAAATATTCCGGCGTCTTGTGGTTCGATTCATCCGCGCATGGATCCAGATCGAAATGAAATTCCCGATCCAGTTCGTCGAAAAACTCCTGCGGCGTCGCCCACTGATCCGTTTTACTGCTGAAAAGCCCCTTGTTTATCATGGTTTGATTCTCCTTTTTTCTCTTAATAGTCCGCTTCGATCTGTTCGTCGCTTTCGTCGTAATATTCCCCGTCATACCCTCCCAACATAGCGACTTCGTAGCAATTCCAACATAAAAGCCGGAACGGAATACCTCGACAGTCTTTCGTGAAAAGCATGTCCGCCCGCTCGACTTCTTTTCCACATTCCGAGCAAATACGAATGTCTTTGTCCTCATTCGTGTAAACATTCGGCTTTATCATGGTTTGATTCTCCTTTCTTTTTATCTTTTCAGTGCAAGCCACCAATGCGGATTGTTCCTTTCTTCCATATGTTCGCAATTTTCCGCGTCGCAATTTTTCGCCTTGCACATAGCGCAAAATCTTTCTTGAAACGCTTTATCCCACGGCGCTTCCAAAACTGGAAGGCTATCTAGGAAGTTCCCCAACGTCTCCGGGCTTTGTGTTATTTCCTCAAATATCGTTTTCAT